GCCATCTGAATATAATAAATTATATACAGAATTTAAAAAAAAAAAGCGTTTTTGGTGCCGCTTAGCCGCTTGCCGACCTCGTTTAAAAATATAGACAGGTACCCTCCTATTTAATGGTTAAAATACATATAATTTCGAAATTATATGTAGTGAGATTGTGGATCGAAATAGTTAATTTAAACGTAACGTGTCGTGTCGTAACGTTTTGGTACCGCTTTTTGTGAAAAAGCGGTGATGTTACCTCAGGCAGGGGTCGAACCTGCATTCTTCCGATTAGAAGTCGGACGCGATATCCATTTCGCCACAAAGGTTGTATATTATACAACCAAGTCTTTAAATGAAGAATACGTAATTAAATTTAAAATGGCCATATTGTGCGCGTGGACGTGCGCGCGTTCATGTGAACTTGCTATCATCTCTTCATGAAAATGCAATACGCTATACACTTCAGCATCAAAAAAGGTATAGTCGTCATTCGGTCCAAATACCGTCTCATTTTCAGCCTTCCACAAGTTTCCAAATATTTTTCGTGTGATGTCTTTACACAATTTTTTAATATTTGTATTTTTTGTAAAGTAGTAAAATGTTCGCATTAATTTATTGACATCGTTTGCCGCACTTTTTACCCGTTTTCCGTCATACCTAATCTCATCATAAAAACAAAATGAAGCCTCCACCGTTTTTAATTGAAATGACGAGATACCAAAGTCAAGGATAAAAGGCATCTCCGTTTCATCGTCAATCATGATATTGCTTCCATGTAGGTCCCGGTGATACACATTGTATTCAGACTTTTCAAGAACAATCAAGGCCTTTAAAAGATGACGCAAGCATTTTTTAACCCATAAAAGAGATACTTTTTTGCTCTCTAAAAAATCGTACAGTGTTTTACCCTTTATTTTTTGTTGTACAAGGTGGATATTTGGTTTTTCGTCCGTGTCACATATACTAACTAGTTTTTTGACAGAGTTTTCGGCATCTGCTTTTTTGGCGCCTTTCCCCTTCCCTTTCCCCTTCCCTTTCGCTTTCCCTTTCCCCTTTTTTATTTCTTCATAAGTGTGCCCGCATATAAATATGCCAAATGTAGGCACAAGATGATGTCGAAGCCATGGGTATTTCATTAACATTGAATTAATGACAACAATGTTGAGAAATATTTCCTGGACCGAGTCTGTCTCGAACACTTTGGGACATTTTGTAATGATAGGCACCATCTCAAACATTCCACTGTCGTATACGTCGCCGTATACACCACCGCCTAGATTTTTATCAAAAACAATAAATTGGGCATTTTTTTTATCTGGCAAGGGCGTGTGCATGACGATAAAATTACAGATAAGATTCTGTAAAGTATTGCTAGTTTTACATCTTTTTTTTTTAATAAATGTTAAAAAACAAATAATGAGATTAATAAGCAAAAGTTGGCTTTCGCTGTATTGCGCATTTTTTGTAAAAGCCTTTCGCAATTCTTTCATTTATTTAAAAAGTTTTTTTTAAATAATCATCTATTATTGGCGACGGGGTTTTCGCGAACGCTTGACGCTTTTTGATTTAACATTTTTTAATTTGGAACAACGTTTTGATGAGTCTTTGCGACGCGGACGAAAAGGAGAAGAAGAACCTTTTCTATCATCTAAAACACCAACCGTAACTTTAAGTTTAACATTGTACCCATTTTTATCTTGTAAAAATATATATTGAGGAATTAAACTTTTAATTATTTCGTCAACAGCAGTTGTGTTTTCAAAGCTATCTATTTGTATTATAGGAAATGGTTCATTAACTTTGGCTTTATTTGCACCTAAACCTATTTTTTTAAAGGAAATATTAATTGTTTTCTCTCCTTCAAAATTATACGTATACGGACTACTAGATGTATATGTAGATGCATTAAATGCCATGTGTATATAATAAATTATATACAGAATAAAAAATATCAAAAAAGCGTTTCGCAAGTTTTTCATTTAGAAATTTTTTTAAACTCACAATTTTTTGGATCTTTTATTTTTACGGACTTTGCCAGATTTTTTGTCACTTTTACTACGTTTTGACGAGTCTTTGCGACGCGGACGAAAAGGAGAAGAAGCGTGTTTACGGGCTTCAAGAGTTGCAATTGCATCATCTACACTCATAAGGTGTGGAGTTGTTCTTTCTCTGTCTGAAGAAGCCGCACTCGTAGTTTGATATACATTATATAATGGGTCATTATCAGCTACAAACTTTCTTGTCTTGTACTGCCATCCTCTATTCGATTTCAAAATAAATTTTCTCACAGATTTACTTAACAAGTCATTAATTTCACTGTCAGTAGTACTCCTAATACTTTTATCCCCAAGATTAAAAGTTTCTATAAACTCGTACTCTGGGGGAGGTGATCCATCTCCCCCAGCAACTGTAATTATTTCATATTTAGGCATCTGTATATAATTTATTATATACAGAATTTAAAAATATCAAAAATATCAAAAAGTGTTTTTGGTGCCGCTTTTTTTGAAAAAGCGGCTTATTTGGTATCCAGCGCGTCCACCGACTCGCCAATAATCTTGATGAAGTTCTCGGTGGGGCTCTGTTTGGGGCTCATACGTAGCCCGCCGCGGTACACCGTCGTTGGTTTTAAATTGCCAATAATCTCCGGCAACTCGACCGTATTGTTATTGCTGGCATACTTTTTAATCACGTCCGACGGGATATAGGGACTGCTGTCCAGCAACCGATCCATCTCGGCCTTGGCGTGCCTGAAAAACTCCCCCGCCGGTTTTCGGCACATCGCTTCCAATGACAATTCGGTCCTTAGCTGTCTGTAAAATTTGTGCCAACTGATGGCGACACTGCGATGGGCCTCGCTGAGTTGGGCGTATTTAAAAAAGTTCTGTAACGTGCCTAAAATGCCCGTGAAAATACCGACCGATCCGGTCCCGATTTGACCGTATTGCACCAAATTGGCCGGAAACAAACTACTCATACCGACGTTGATGGTACCGACGATGGTACTGAGAATGACGATGGGGATGGTGAACATGTAGTTGAGACGGCGGTATTTGGTTTCGGATTGAAGGTTGAGCCACGAGTAGCTGAGGGCGTTATCGGCCCAGTTGGAGATGAGGTCTTCCAAGTACGACGTCCACGTCATAAATTTCAAGTTTTCGTCAACGGTTGAATCGGTTTCTTTCGAGTCGGCCATTTTTATTTTATTTTAAATTAAATTCATTTTATAAATTGATTTAAATTTAACGTCGACGGGATTTTGGCGAACGCGAACGTTTCGTTGTTTTTGATTTACGACGTTTTTGGGCGAATTTAAAAGAGGATTTTTTATCCCGTTTAGATAACTTTCGTCGTGAGCGAAATGCCGAACCTTTCACGATATGTACATCCTCAAAGTTCCTCTCTGCCGTCGCCACTGGCCCTTTAGAGGTTAATCTATAATTCAGTTTAGGTTCTCCAGTAAACTCAATACTGGGATTGTCAATAAAATAAGTATCATCAACTTTAATTACATCTTTGCGCTCCACGCAATTCGGCCAACCGAGTTTTTCAGAAAAACAGTTTGTTATGACCATTGTATCCTTATCTTTTAAATATGCGAGTACCAGGCAACCATCATTCACTTTTATTGTAAATAGACCATACTTATGTTGGTAATTTTTAACTTTTGCTTTTACTTCTTTCTCAAAAGTATATTTCCACCGACCTCCTTTTTTGATCTCAAGAAATGCAGGCCATTCATCCGAAGGCAAATATTGAGTATCATGGACATCAGCCATATCTGTATATAATAAATTATATACAGAATTTTTAATTTTGATTATTAGTTTTTTAACGGCGGCGAGGTTTTGCCGAACGCTTTTTTGATTTACGACGTTTTTGGGCGGATTTAGAAAAGGATTTTTTAAGACGTTTAGATAACTTTCGTCGTGGACGAAAAGGTGAATCAGCAGTCTTTGTTTTAGGTGGAGCAGCGATCTTTGCTTTATCTTCAACTTTAAAATGGATAATTTTACCACTATCTGAATGCAAATATATTTTAAGTAGGGCAGGTAGGCTTGTATGTATATCATTTGTAAGCTCCATCATTGTTTTTTCATTAGTATGAGGTGCACCTGTTTCAAGATTACTCATACTTGTTTTTACTATTAATCGGTCACTTTCAGTCACCTCTTTATTTAGTAAGTCTATCATTTCAGCACAGGTCATTTTTAATTTATCATACGGCTTAAGTGATTTCACTTTTATCACAAACTTATGGTCTTCGTCCCCATAATACAAAAATTTATAACCCTCCTTTTTATTCCAGCCTAGTACTCTCTTTATCCATTCTTTTTGTCCAGGAAGTAAATTATATGGTTTTAAAGTATATTGCATTGCATCTACTTGCGTTGCATCTACCTTCGCAACAGCCATCTGTATATGATTTATCATATACAGATTTTTTAATTTTAAATAATACTTTTTAAAACCAACCAAAAAATAAGGATAAGGGTAGTTAATATACAGTTTTTTAATTTTTTAACGGCTGCGGGGTTTTGCCGAACGCTTTTTTGATTTATTTTTCAAATTATGACGTTTTTGGGCGGATTTAAAAGAGGATTTTTTAACCCGGTTAGATAACTTTCGTCCACGACGAAATGCCGAAGGTTTCTTCTCGATAAACCAGTCAGAGACAGAGTCAGGGTTTAACTTGTCTCTCTTAGGTTTTTCAGTAAACTTAATTATGGGGTTGTCAATAAAATCAGTATTATCAACCATAATTACTCTTTTCTCAGTCTTCTCCACGTGTGTCGGTAGTTTGTAACTTTTAGACAACCAGTCTGTTGTGACCATTGTATGATCATCTTTTAAATATGCGAGTGCTCGGCGACCATCATTCACTTTTATTTTAAATAGACCATAATTAGGTTTGAAATTATCAACTACTGCTTTTACTTCTTTCGAAAAAGTATATCCACGCTTACCATTTATGATCTCAAAAAATGCGGGGCGTTCATCCGAAGGCAAATATTTAATATCATCGGCATCAGCCATATAAGGATAATGTCCAAATACTCTTTCATTATGTTCAACGGCATTTCTCATGTGGGTAGAAGTATATTTTAGAGCTGCTCCTTCTGGTATGCCAAGACAACTTGAAACGGGGTGGCCATAACCGAACCCAGTTCCAAACAATCCTCCTTCAAACAATCCCAATTCTTTTTTAACGCTGGTATTATCGGCCATCTGTATATGATTTATCATATACAGAATTTTAATTTTTTCCCAAAAAGATTTTTTAAATCCTAACGCCGACGTGGTTTTGATGACCGCTTTCGTGATTTACTTTTTGAACCCAATTTACGACGTCGCTGGACTGATTTAGAACCCCGACGTCTGGATTTATTGGGACGAAACAATTGAATGTAGTCTTTGTTTTCTTTGTAGTACCACATCATCAATTTCCACCATTCTAGCCCAAAAATTGGTTCTGTATTAAAATGTCTCTCAGTAGAGAGTCTCCGAAAGTGATTAAACACATTTGTTTTGAATTTTTCTGTTAGAGAAGACAAAACAGGGTTCTCGTCTGGTTTAAAAGTTTCTTGCAAAATTAATTCCTGTTTTATCTTCAATCCACTTATATTTAGTGGACAGGAGAATTTTATCATAACCAACTCATCCTTAATGAAAAGAGAAAACTTCATGAATCTTTCACCTTGCCCATCATTTAATCTAAATACAAGTATTAAATTATTACGTTTTCTTGTCATATAAACAGTATATTTGTAAATAGGCTGGGGATTGTCGCCAAAGACTTTGTAATGCCCTTGTTGTGTTGATAATATGCTGATTGCATGATCTTGTGAAAATCGTACATTGCTTATTCCTGGAAAAATCCCTTCAAAATTACCACCAAATGTGCATTTAGGACAAATCTGTTTATATTTGTCCACTCCATCACTGTCCACTCCATCACCAATAACTAAATTATCTGCGCAAGTTTGACACATTTTTAGCTTACATTTGAAGCAATAAGACCACTCAAAAGATGCTGATTCATTACACTTCAAAATACCACATGTCGATGTCGCCATATGTATATGATTTATCATATACAGAATTTTTAATTTTGATTAATATTTTT